GATAGCCGATATCACTAGACTTGGGATCGTAGCCAGCAGCGCTGTAAATCGTCGCACGCACGCTGTCCAGAATGATTATCTTTTTAGCCTTCGCCAATTCGGCAATGACCTTGACCGAAACCAAGGCAATGGCACGAACGTCATTGTCCTCGTTTTTCTGATCAGACTTCGCATGTTTCTTCGCGTCTGCTACCACTTTTTTGCAGGATGCGGTGAGCGAGTTAGAGGATAGCTTGAACGTTACTTCCTCAGATACTGCCGCGCCTGTAGCAGCGTTGATACCTTGCACTGTCATTGTTGGTAATGCTGTAGAAGTCATAATAATATCCTTACTGTTAGTAGGGTTATGGGGATTGTTCCCCGTCTCAAAAAGAACTATGCGCCTTTTTTGCATGTATGTCAAGCTCCATGAAAATAAGCAATGCCCACAATATCATTGTGGGATTGACCATATGGTCAAAGTACACAACTTATGTGTTATTCAGATCTGCCAAGTATCCTAGCCTATATAGCCCTATTTTTGCCATGCAATTTATGCATATCGGTTAGTTGTTGCGAATAGCTCGCATGTAGCGATAGCCCTACAAGGCCCGTAATAAGCCGTCAGATAGGCAGGTCTAAATTATATAGTAGGGGTAGGCTCGAGTTATGCGTGCTTGAGCGACGCGCTATGGGCCTTGTAGGCTATAGTTTATATTTTGTGAATATGAGGGTTTTTCCGGGTGTTCTCGTTTTGTTGCCATGATCGTATATTATCTATATATGATGATATCGCGCTGGAATTGGTGCGTGTTCGAAGGCCTGTCAATTCGGGCAGCATAGCCGGGCAGATTTACAATATACATTTGTTGAATATGATGGCTACCAATGGATTGCGGCCCATTCACGCTGGAAACTAGGACGGCTGCCCTGCCCTCAAGGGAACCCTCGCCCTCGATTTATCCCTATATGTTATGTTATAACATCCTAGGGAATGCATTTTGTCTGGAAATCAATATATCTCAAGGCGGGTAGTGGGGATATGGGTGGCCTCCACCGCCGGAGAGAGGCCCCTTGAGAATTTCTGTAATAAATTACTGATTTGGGGGGTGTAGGTATATATTAACCCTGGGGTACTAATACCATTATACACACAGATCACAGACTTGTCAAGTAAAAAATTCAATTATTTTAAAAAAAAGACTTGACAAGGTGCTATATATGCATTATAATAGTAAATAGAAGCTTGTAGTGCGAAAGGCTGCAAGCCAGTTGCTCAAAGGAGAACACACATGAATACGCTTACAAGGATAAATGTGCCTAATATACTAGTAGATGGTTATATGTGGAGTGATATGCTCACAAACCTATCTAGGGAGAAGTTCCCACACACTGACATGGTAAAGCTGGATGAGGATAAGTTTGAGATACACCTATCCTTAGCTGGCTATAAGAAAGAAGATATAAGCATAACTCTGGATAATAACATCCTTAAAGTATCTGGAGAGTGGAAGAATGTAGATGAAGAGGGCTATGCGGTTAAAGGTACGAACTATCTTATGCATGGTATAGCTAAAAGAAAGTTCCAGAGAATGTTCCCCCTAGCTGAATTTGTAGAAGTTAAGTCCGTAGTTATGGATAATGGTATTCTTAAGATATCTATAGATAAAGTACTCCCTGAAGAACTAAAGCCTAAAGTATTTGAAATCACATGATGAGGTATGATATGAAGGCAATTATACTTTCTCACTGGAAAGGCGTAATAGCTGGTATGATCATAGGTTATGCTATCAGCTACGTTATTTGAATAAGGGACTAGGGCGATTAGGATGAAGCAAATAAGATCAAGTATCCTTATCCCGCTTATCGGCTTGTTATCTATATTCGCCCGTCCCGCCCTTTAGGAGTCTAGGAAATGAGTGTATACCTGTACCCGCTGGAAGATGACGAGATATGCCCCAAGTGCGGTAGAGAAGGATGTACGTGTGGATCGGAATGTGACTGTAAACCCCCTATTGAGGAAGTTATCCTTGATACGCATAGTGGTAGGCAAAAAGAACTAGTACAGGACTTTGAAGAATGAGTAATATAAAGTTAAGTCGAAGGTTACAAAAAACTATAGAAGCATCACAATCTGGTTTACCCACCTCGTCAATAGGAGCTATTGACCAGCATAGAACTGAAATGGAAATAAAAGCCCGTATAGATGCAGGACGGACTGAGGATGCAATTAGAAGTACTCCTATATGGGCTTTAAGGCAGAAAATAAAAGAAAATAGAAAAGCAAATGAAAAGTCTAGAGTAATACAATCAGGAAACATAACGAGATTCGGGATCTCACTACGGTAATAAGGAGATAGAGATGGATAACCAAGGACATGCAATAGTACTACCCAACGGTACGGTTATTCCGTGGGAAGCATTAAAGATGGACGCAGAGGCTAAGAATGCCACTAATGCAAACTCTTCGCACTTCCAACGTGTAACTTCCAACGAAAAGATTCAGTAATGCCTTACGGCAAAGGTACGTATGGCAGCAAGGTGGGTAGACCGCCTAGTAAAAAGAAAAAGAAGAAGAAGAGGAAGAAGAAGACTTCCAAGAAGAAAAAGAAATAGGAGAATAGACGTGGGTAAAATTAAAGCATTTCCTTCTAGGCACCTAGATACTCTACGTCATGGGTATAATAAGTTTGTAAAGAGTGGTGCCTCCATGGGAGAATGGGCATCGCTCACAAAGGATTTACCTCAAGAAGATGTAGATTTTTTAATGGATCGGCGTAACAAAGATTTCCCCGGATTAAACCCTGAAAGAATAAAAATGGGTCCAAAAGACCAAGCTGAGTTTGATGTAGCCCAACAAAGGAGAAAACAATTAAGAACTCCTCCGGGTAAGCCGTATGTAATTAAAGGAGGTGCATCAGACATCTCTGTTGTCGATAATAAAAATCGTGAATGGGAATTTACTAAGAAAAGGGCTAGAAAGATATCAGATCCTAATCTACGGGCAGTCGCCAAAGGTTGGGAAGGTGTTTGGGATGCTGCCGGTCCTAAAGTATCTAAAAGTGGATTTAAATGGGGTACTGCTGCAAAGGTTGCTGGTAAAGCACTAGGTGGTGTAGGTGTAGTAGCAGACTTGCTAACTCCTCCCATATCTAATGGGAAGGTCCGTAGACATCCTGTATTCGATAGGATAGCAGAGATTCCTAAAAAACAGAAACAGAAACGTAACCCATATTCAAATGGGGTAACATTAGGCATAAAGTAATGGGTTCCATAAATCTTAAAAACCCTTTATTTGCATTAGGTAGAAAACTAGAACGTGTACAAGAACACGCTAGATTCAATAAACTAACTAAACCATATACACAAAAAGTAAAAGACGATCTGCTTGATGAGGCTTTTCGCCCCAAATCAAGGGCAACTGTGGCAGAAATGCCCGCAGAGGATTTTCTAGAAGCTGCTTTTCCATTTTCTGAAGGTTATAAACCTTACGGAAAAACTCTAGATAAGTATGGTCGTATAGAGGGGGATATACCACGTTTAAAACAACATTTAAAGGGTGGTGGAAAATTTGATACCCCTATTGGCTTAAGGTACGAAAACTATTTCTCCCAAAGTGATCCAAATACAATTAAGATGACAGGCCATGAAGGGCGACACAGAGTCCATGCTCTAAAACAATTAGGTAAAAAATCTATAGCTATTGAGTATGTAGGTAAGGGCGATTCAACCCGTAACGAGTTTATAGCAAAACATGGTCGTACAGAAAAAAGTCTAATTGGGGAAGGTCAAGGTAGGTATAATAGAGTACCAGCACCTAAGCCTATATTTAATATATCTGATACAAAATTAAACCTAACAAATGTAGCAAAAGGTGCATCCCGTGTAGGAAGTAAATTATTAGGTGGCGTTGGAGTAGTAGCAGAGGTATTAAACCCTCCTATTAATTTTGAAACAGGTGAAGTAACCAGACATCCCATTTATGATAGAATAAAAAATATACCTAAGAAACAGAAACGTAGTCCATACTCAAATAAGGTAACATTAGGCATAAAGTAATGGCTAAGAGAGGCGAGTACAAGGAAAATGCGTCCAAGGAGACTATTAGGCAACGCAAGAAAAATCAAAAGCCTCACCAGAAGAAGAAGAGAGTGGCTAGGAACAAAGCACGAAGAAAGGCCATCAGAGAAGGGAAAGTCACAAAGACTAAGGGCGGAGCAGGAAATCCGGGGCGTAAACCTGAAGTAGATCACCACAAAGGTGGTACTCGTATTATCTCCCACAAGAAGAATAGAAGCAGAGATAATAACAAGAACCACAAGAGGAAAGCATAATGGCTGAATCTGATTTTGCATCTCTAGACGAAATAGGAGAACCCGGAGAGCATGGGTATGGTGGACATGCATCCGGAGATCCGTATGGTGGGCAAGATCCCGGGGATGGCCCGGTAGCAGTTCCTAGTCACTTAGTAATAGGTTCCCAAAAAAATGGGCAGGCTACCAAAGGTGGTGCGGGGGGATCAGATTGGAGCTTGGACCCTATTAAGGAAGGTATTATTGAGGCAAAGGAAAGTGTTATTAAGGCAGTTGATTTTACCTCTGCACTAGTCGGAGGCAAATCTGGGTTATCGGATAAGCAAACAGCAAATTTACAGAATGCTATAATAGCGGAAGAAAAAGCTAAAGCTGCTACCCAGACAGATGAGGAACTGACTGACCAGCAACTTTATGATAGAACTACTGAGGGCAGCGATCCCCAGAGTATGAAAGAAGTAGCTATAAATCTCGACCCTAATACTATAGGTATTAACGAAGCAGATGTGGCGGGATTTGTTGCAGGGATTGCTATACCAATCCCCGGTGCAGGATTTGCTGTCGCAGAAGGTTTGAAATCTATGCAAAAAGAGGATTCACTCTTTAAAAATACAACATATGATGTAGGCTATGTAAGCCCTACGTTTGGTATGATGGCTAACCCTACTAATCCCGGCGTTGCTATGGCAGATTTTCAAAAAGATCCTGCCTATGGCGGCGAGGGCGGTAGTGTTAATCCATTAAAAGTACCAGTGTTACCTAGACCAGAATATGGTGAACTTAATAAGTCACTTACGGGTACAAAGCCTACAGATAATAAAGTTGATTTAGGAGTGCGTAGTAGAAGTTCTTATAGGGCGCGTAGACGCCAAGGAATAATAGGTAGAGGGTGGTAATGACAAATCCATCCCGAAGACCTACTAAGAAACTATTCAAGCAGTACAACCCTGCTGGTAAAGAGGATCTGGATGAATGGCGTGAGCGGTTCGTACAGATAGCTGACCCCACGGAATATAAGGCAGCATTGGACTTAGTTGGCTCTTGGGGTGAATGGCAAAGGTTTAAGAAAGAGTGGAAAGGATTCAGGGATGTAATCCTTATTGATTGGCTTGCAGAGGTAGAGATTAAGTTACGCTCTGATGCTATCAGTAATATGTGTGAACAGGCACTTGATCCTAAAGGTACAGCAGCAGCTAAATGGATAGCTGAAGGTAAATATAGACCTCGTAAGGTAGGAGCGCCTAGTAAGGCAGAAGTCCAGCGTCAAGCTAAAATCCAAGCTAGTATTGACGATGAAGTCGAGGATGATATAGCTAGAGTAGCAGACGTAGTAGGTTTGAGATTAGTGGGGGCGAATAATGTCTAGCAGTGTAAAAAGACCTAGTGAGTATAAAAAGAAAAAAAAGAAGAAAAAGGGTGATAATATAGCCCCTTCTAACCCATACTCTTGGACTTGGCAAGATATAAAAAATATGCAAGCTGGGCCAACTAAAAAGGGCAAGAAAGCAAAACAGCAGATATTAGGAGTCGTTGAGGCATTAACTACAGCACCCAGAGTAAAAGTAAGTCCCCCACCTAGAGGTGAAGCAGCTAAGAAGGCAGTAGTAAAGGCAATAAAAGGTATCCCCGATATAAAAATCTCACGGTCTAAATCGAATCCCGAGCAGTTTGCCATAGATACAGCCCAAAAAGTTATAAGAGGGGCAAGGACAGTGCAGGAGTATATCGCTACCCCTTCCCCAGAAGCAGCCCATGTCCCAAAGCCCGGACATCTTGCTAAACCTAGCTCTCCTATAAGTAATAAAAATGTTAGACCACCTAAGTCTGTACACGTACCTCCTGTAAGTAAGGTAAGGATAGAAAGACCTTTCGATTATAACACTTCAATACAGAATGTGACTACACTCCAAGTTCCCAAGAATAAGAAGCAAGACGAGGCTAAAGCTTTTTTAAGCTCTATAGTAGAAACAGGTAAAGGATACCTACGCCAAGCAGATCAGTGGTACAACAAACAGTTCCCTACTCATGTAGAACAAATTAAAGCTAAAGTCTCCCAAAGAATGCAACACGTAAAAAGAGAGAATATGGCTTTTGCTGCGGATCAGAGACGCTACGGTAAAACTCTAGCAAAAGCTATATCCCCTAAGCTCTCCCCAAAAGTGTCTGCAAGCGTAGTTTCTATGGAAATGCCCCCAAAGCTTGGCCCTACTTCTACAGCCCCTGCAAGTGATGCACCATCCTCTAAAAATGGTAATGCAAGTAGTAAGAACTCCGGTGTTAAGTCCAAGCGTGTAAAACCCGTACTCTTTAAAGCGCAAAGAGGTGGGGAATCCAATAAGGGGCCATTTCTAGGTCCAGAACCTAAACATTGGCAAAGAAGTAGTAAATCAAGGGGTATATCTACGTACAAACCCAGTGGCCCAGAGACAAGTAATAAAGATGCTCAGATGGCAACACTTTACGAATCCAGAAAAGGGGCTAGGGATGAACTTAAAAAAGATAAACCCAGTGCTATCTCTCAGGGTATAGCTAACCTATTTGGAGCTAAATATACTCCGGGGCATCGTGATCAAACTACAGGAGAAATGACTACTTCTCCCCATGCTAAGTTTCATCCTAAAACAGAGCCTGTAAAAGCAATGCGGGAACGCAGAAAACGTAAAGAAAAGGGGTGGAGCAATACGGCATTCCCCAAATGAAGTGGATAGACGCTAATTCGCTTTACAGTAATAATAACCTTACTAAGGTACAGCAAGAAGTCCGATCTGCTGCTGTTAACAATTTAGAAGCATTTATCAAGCTTGTTGCGCCGTACCAACTTATGGCTCACTGCCACATACAAATGTGCCATTGGGCGCAGGAGTATATAAGTGAGAACAGACTACTATTATGGCCCAGAGATCACGGTAAATCACGCCATGCAGCTTTTTATGCAGCTTGGGAAATTGTTCGTGATCCTTCTACTACCATTATATATGCTTCCGCAACTGCTGAGAAGGCAGAGGAGCAGTTAAGATTTATCAAGACTATCTTAGATAGTAAGATTACACGTAGGTACTTCCCAGAACTACTATATGCCGAAGAAGGTAGAAGAGAAGCTTGGAACAAGACATATATAGTCGTAGATCACCCATATAGAAAAACAGAGGGTGTTGTAGATTCCACCCTTATGACTTGTGGTCTAGAGAAGACTATTACTGGTAAGCATTGCAAAAGACTTATACTAGATGATATTGTTGTACCGGAGAATAATACTGAAACTGGACGTAGGGACGTAAATTCGTGGGCAGCACAAGCTGCATCCATTATGAGTGCCGACAGTTCTATGTTCGTTGTTGGTACTAGATATCATCCTAAAGATGCTTATCAAATTATGATGGATATGGCATACGATGACCCTGAAGAAGATGAAAATGGGGAAGTAACTGTAACAGAAATACCTATGTTTACAGTTATGATGGACAATGTAGAACTAGATGGTGAATTTCTCTGGCCTCGTCAACAAAGAAAAGATGGCAAGTACTTTGGATTTAACCCAACGGTGTTAGCTAAAAAAAGAGCAGTGTATGAGGCCACAGGCGAGATTACACAATTCTATGCCCAGTACTATAACGATCCAAATGATAAGTCAACAGCCCCTATAGCTAGAGAGTTATTTAAATACTACAAGAAAGACGAAGTAGAATATGTTACAGGGCTATGGACTATAAACGGTAGACCTGTTTGGATGTACGCAGCTATTGATATGGCTGCATCTACAAAGGATTCGGCTGACTATACTGTTATTACTGTTGGGGCAATTGACGAAGACGGTAATAGGTATGTAGTTGATATTGACAGATTTAAGTCAGGTAAGACTTCAGAGATACTAACAAGAATACGAAATGCATACGATAAGTACTTATTTAAGAAATTACGTATTGAAGCAGTTTCAGGTTTTCGACTCGTTGCACAAGATTTGGCAGATAGATTAACTGAGATGGGTATACGAATACCCATTGATCTCTACATCCCACCAAATACGGAGGGCAAATTTGCAAGAGTAAATGGGATACTGGAACCTCTTTATCAATCAGGAGCTATTTACCATTATCGTGGGGGTAATTGTCAAGTTCTAGAAGATGAACTTATATCAGTTAATCCACTCCACGACGATACTAAAGATTCATGGGCGATGTGTGTAGACTTAATGGTAAAACCGTTACAAAGAAGGCATAAACCTTCCAATAATGTATTACAGTTCCATAGCAGGTTCGGGGGCGTAGCAGCATGAGTAAAGCAAAAAGTGGTGGCTACGTTCTCACCTTAGACGATATTGATGATGTAGCTGTTCGTATTTCGGAATTATGGGAAAGATATAATACTGAAAGACGTAATGCTATTACATTAAACGAAGAAGCACGTAAGTTTACTTATGCGACAGATATAGATGCCACTAGTGCTGCTGATCTCCCCCATAAGAATAGAACTCATCAACCTAAATTAACGCAGATTGCAGATACCCTTAAAAGCCAGTATTTTGAGGCATCTCTTTCTATGCCTGACTTCTTTAAGTTTCCACCACCAAGATCGGTTAATAATGCTGTATCTGTTGCTATGGAGAAGTGGATTAGGGTAAAGCTAGAACAACGTAAATTTAGGGAGACTACTGGAAGACAGTTAATTAACGATTATGTTGACTATGGTAATTGTTTCGTTACCGTTGATTATATCATAGAGAGAGACAATCAAGGCCGAGTACGTTATAAAGGTCCAGCTTGGAATCGTGTCTCACCCATGAATATGGTGTTTAATCCTAGAGCGGAATTTAAGAAGAGTTTAAAGATAGAAAAGAAACTATTCCATGTATCGGATATTAAAGAATTTCCACTTACATACCCTGATTCTGGGTTTAAGCAAGATACGATAGATAAGGCTATATCTACTAGGCATCCAGAAGGACTTGATGATTGGGTAGAGGTAGTAAAAAATCGTGGCATTAACATGGACGGCTACGGTGGATTCGATCAGTATTTCAAGCAGGATATGGCAGAAATACTTATCTACCGCGGGGATGTGTTTAACCCTACTACAGGGGAGACACAGCGTAACCGGGTTGTATATGTCATGGATAAGGCACATGTAATCCGAAATGAACCCTCACAAGCTCCTTCTGGATTTGATGGTATACATCATGCAGGATGGCGTATTCGTCCTGATAACACATGGGCGCAAGGTCCACTAGATAATCTAGTAGGAATGCAATATAGGATAGATCACCTAGAAAACTTAAAAGCTGACGTATTTGATATAATAGCACAGCCAGTGATATTTGTCAAGGGTGACGATGTAATGGAGCCTTCTGAAGGCTATAGACCGGGAGCAGTGTATTATGGCGGTATTGATAGCGATGTTCGTATGCTTGTCCCTGACTCTACTGCCCTTAATGCTGATAATCAAATAGCTAACTACCATCGTATGATGGAAGAGATGGCTGGTGCGCCTCCTGAAACAAGAGGTATTAGAACACCCGGAGAGAAGACAGCATTTGAGGTTAGTAAGTTAGATCAAAATGCTACAATGATGTTTGTCGATAAGGCAAGAGTATTTGAACGCATGCTTGAGACTATGCTCAAAGAGACATTTGAATTGATGCTTATTAATTTTGATATTGAAGAGTATATGGAAATCTTCGGGGAAGATTCCGAAGCTGATGCATTAACTGCACTGTCTATGGAGAACACTCTGGCTAGGGGAGAATTTACAGCTATAGGCGCAAGACACTGGACACGAAGGAATCGTGAGACACTTGAAATGCAGCAATTTATGCAAGGCCCATTACAAGATCCTAAAGTAAGGGCGCATGTGGATGGTAGTAAACTTGCTTCGTTCTGGGAGCGAAAGCTTAATATAGAAGATGAAGGGATAGTTGAAGAATATGCCGGAGTTATCGAAGACGTTAGACTTCAAGCTATTGCTCAAGAAGAAGCTCAAAGTATCCAAGAGGAGACAGAAGGAGAACCAATCGGAGTTGGCGATCAGTCCGGTACTGGTACAGAGACTTTTACCGAGGAAGGAGGACAGGGAGACAGTCCTAGCCCAAGCCAAGGGCAACCCGCAACTGGTGGACTTCCTATGTAATATACTACTTGAGGATTGCATAGACAATGTATTTACTCAAGGGTATAGAGAAGAGAGAGCGTTTGCTGATGGTAAGGCATACGAAGCACGTAGACTTTTAGAAATATTAAAAGGAATAGAAAATGGCTGAAGCATTGACCGATGCTCTTGAACAAGTTGAAGGTGACAACCTAAAACAAGAGCCTGTAGCCGAACAGAAAGAGGAAGATTTTATCCACAATCTAGTCGGTGACGATAAGAAATATAAAACTGCTAATGACCTAGCAAAAGCATACCACCACGCCAATATGCATATTGACGAGTTGAAGTCTGACTTAGACGAATACAAAGGTGGAAAAGAACTTCTTAATGAAGTTCTGGACGAAATTCGTAGTTCCAATACAGAAGAGAGTGCAGAAGCCCCTGCCCCACCACAAGCTACGGTTGAACCTCGTATTCAAACGGACGATGTTGCGAAGATCGTTGGTGAGGAGTTTTCCAAACGAGAACACGCAGCTACATTAGCTAATAATGTAGGTGTATCAATGGATAGACTCCGAGAACTGTACGGCTCCGATACTAAAGTAAAGGTAGCTGTTACAAAAGCCATAAACGGAGATGACAACGTAAAACGTGTCATTGATGATCTGAGTAAGACCAGCCCAGATTCTATGGTTAAATTCATCACTGGTATTGTTCCTGTAGAACAAGATCCGCAGAGCAATACTCCCGGTGTTGATGCCTCTGCTGCCCCTCCTGTTGCTTTTGAAGGAGACTTAACATGGGCAAAATGTAGAGAAGTTAGGAAAGAGAATCCTAAACTCTACAGTAGTCCACAGTTTCGTTTACAGATAGAAGCAGCGGCTAATAAGGCAGCGGAAAGAGGTGTTGACTTCTTTGCAAACTAATGGAGAAAAAAGATGGCACTTGACACATCTAATAACTCTCAACTAGTTCGTACAAATGTATGGGCTAATGAGGTAAAGGATGTTTTGCAAGAGGAGCTTATGCTGGATTCTCATGTCCGTTGGATAACTGAGTTCCCAGATGGCGATACGCTAAACATCCCCACATTGTCAGAAATGACAGTGCGAAACTATTCTGAAGGGGCGCAAGTCACTTTAGATGATCCTACCACAGGTAACTTTACGCTGACTATTGATAAGTACTATCAGTCGGGCTTCAAAATTCCCGAGAAGTTCCGTCACGATAGTTTCTATGTCAGTGTTGCGGAAAGTAACTTTGTGCAAAAACTAACCCGTGCATTACTAGAGCAGAAAGAGTCTGATATTGCTAATTTACAAGCAAGCCAGACTACTACTGATCCTAATACCATCAATGGCATTAACCATCGCTACGTTGGTACTGGAACAACCAGAGTAATTGCTCTTGCTGATATCCAAAAAGCTAAACTTGCTTTGGATAAGGCAAAAGTAATGCGAGGAAACCGCCGTGCATTTGTTGATCCTGAAGTAACTTACCAGTTGCAGACGATCAGTAATGTAATTCAGCAAGACGTATATGGTTCTAACGCTCATCTCCGTGAAGGTATGAACGGTACAGCTTATGTAGGTCGCTTTGCTGGTTTTGATCTGTTTGAGTCGTTATTCCTTGATAACTCTCTTTCAGAGGCCATTACGGCAACTGCCCCCGGTGCTGGTGCTTTAACCGCCACTGGTGGTGTAGCTAACATGTTCCTTGGCGAAGAAGCCTTCATCGGAGCAATGAGAGCCATGCCTGATATGGATGCATGGTATGACAACAACACTCGTTCTGACGTATATCATGTGACTATGCGCTACGGTATTAAACTGTATCGCCCTGAGTCACTTGTTGTCGTCATTACAGACTGATTAGGAGGATAAAATGACGCAAGTAAGAACTCCTGCTGGATCGGCTGCTGGTGCGGGTGCTGGTGAATACTTAGCAAGCACCCAGATTCCTACGGATATTACGTGGGATGACCAAGTAGGCGTAACTAACCGCCTAAAAGATGGAGTAGTAGAATACACTAAAGATGTTACTACTTCCGCAGATTTTACATGGGAAATTGTTGCCGAAGACAATGGTAAAATTTCTATGCTAAAGTATGCTAATGGTGCAGTAGCTATGGATGGGTCTGTTGGTTGGGAACTTTCCTTTATCAATAAATCTGATTCTGATAATGTTCTCGGTTATTTTGGTATCGGTTCTGGTACTGAAGCAGCTAAAGGAACGGATAACGACACTGCTGTTGCAGCGTATGGTGCCGCAGAGATTCTCTGCACGGATACTAGCCGCTTCAATAAAGGTGATGTTATCCATGTCACGGCTGATCGCGATGGCAGTACTAGTGTTGGTATGTTCCAGCTCGTACTCTCATACGAGAATGAAGGCCGCTAAACTGTAAATTATAGTTGGGAGGGGAGAATCTCCTCTCCCATACTATAAGGAGATAAAAACCAATGTCTGTCGAACACTCTACCCTTACGGGATCAGATTTGCATGAGCCGAAAGGTACAGCGGCGGCAAATACTGGTGAAGTATATATAGCTAATGGTTCTGGAAGCGGAGCTTGGACTGCACATCATAATAGATGTGTATTAACTACAAGAATTGATGATATAAGTACAGCCAGTAGTGCATGGGTTGTAACCCCTGTAGCTGGAACTATTTCTAAAATCTATAGTGTTACAAGTGGAGCAACTACTGGTGGTGCTGCTATATTAACGGCTGAGATCGCGGGAGTTGCTGTAACTAACGGGGTACTTACTGTAGCAGTTTCAGGTAGTGCTGCTGGTATAGTGGATAGTGCAACACCTTCAGCAGCTAATACTGTTACAGCAGGTGCAGCTATCGAAATAACCACTGATGGTGGGTCTACTAATACTGTTTCTGCCGTTATTACATTTGAAATAACCCCATCTTGAGGTAGGTTATGAAGTTAACTCTATTAGAACTAGTTCAAGATATGCTAGTATCTACTGACTCCGAAAATGTATCTACAGTAGGGGAAACAGAAGATGCTGGTATGTGTGTTAATATTGCTAATAGAGAATTTGAAAAGTTAATCTCTAAATTTCGGTGGAGGCATACACGAACTTTCTCAAAACTAGAAGTAACTACTATCAAGAATGAAATGACACTAGCCTCTAATGCTATAGCTATTGATCCTACTACAGTTTATTATAGTGATAGTAAAGTCTATTGGATGGAACCTGAAAGGTTCTTAGCCTATACTATAACTAGAAATACATCAGAAAGTAATATAGTAGAATCCAATAATCTAAAGGTATACTCTGATAGAGATCCACAATATTTTACTAGTTTCGATGATTCTACGTTAGTATTCGATTCATACCCTAACTCATCGGGATTGCTAAAAGCTAGTACTGATGTGATTGTATACACCCAACCTACATCAAGATTAAATGCTGATGGGGAGTACTTTGATCTTCCTTCGCAAGCATATCCAGCATTATCTCAACGGTGTATAGCTAAAGCAGTGCTAGAGATAAAAGGCGATACACAAGGGTATGGAGCAGAGAAGCGAGAGGCTGATAATGCTGTAGCTGCATTATCTAGAAACATAATCCTCATTGATAGAACTCCTGATGTTAGAGATAATATAATACCAAGGAGATCAATGAGAAATACTTTTAACAGGACGCAAAGGATAATTCCCTAATGGTACAACCTATTGACTTGACCGAGTTCCCGAACTCTTCGGGATGGTATGTTACCCATAACCCGAATAAAATGATATATGAGATAAAATCCGATCTGGGGCGTAAACTTAGTGGGGTATTTACACATAGATCATTCGCTGAGAAATACCTATACGACTACCTTAAGAAAATGTCCTTACCACCTAAACCTGTAGGTAGGCCAAAGAAGAATGGCAACTCGTAAACTTCAACTACCTGTCTCTGGTTTTACTGACGGGTTAAATACAGAAGCTTCTGCATTGAATGTGCTGCCATCTGAAATGATGAGTGGTAGTACAAATGTTGAGTTATTCCAAAATGGATCGGTACGGAGACGTAGGGGGGTTGACTTTCTAGGTTCGTCTGATGCTGGAGGTATGCTGCAAACAATTCGTACAAGTACTGTAGTAGACGAATTAAAACAAGAATCTCCTGCTATAACATACATTACATTAACTGCCCCTAATGGAGATATTGTTAAAAAGATTGTAGCAGATGTTAATAATGAATTTTGGGTATTTGATGTAACAAGTGCTGCTTTACGCAACATCGACAGTCCTACTCAAACTATATCAAGAACTGTTGATGGGATTATCCACGCTGATCCGCAACAGAAATTCGTTAATATGCAGTTTGCACAATCTGGTAATAGGTTGTTCTTCTCCGGTAAGCATATCCATCCGGGGTATTTGCAAGTTCAGTCTTCTGATAATACTAGCTTAGAAATTGTATATATAAATGTTATTATCCGTGATCCAGATGCCAGTGTTATAAATACAAGGGTAAGTTATGCGAGTAAATACTATGACTGTATATTAGCTCATACTTCAGTAACTGCCGATAATAGGCCGGGAACAGGTACAGATTGGGAAAAGTATTGGATACTTAATGACGGTGCAGTACCTTCTGGAGTTAGTGCATGGGCTAATACTACAAGTTATACATCCTCTATGATTATTCGATATGATAAAAATACATCTGTAGCAAGTACTGATACATTTCCAATG